AAATGATTTGATATATGATATTTGTATTAAAAATATTCCAGACATAAAAAGCGGTCTTGTATATGCAGATTGCGCAAGACCAGAAGCCATAGCTACTTTGAATAGACAGGGATTATATGTAAAACCTTGCGAAAAAAAATCAGCTTCAGGTACTTATGTTAAAGATTGCATCGAAGCTTTAAGGTCTTATAAAATTATAATTAGACCAGAATGTATAAATACTATAAGTAACTTTCAGCTATATTCGTTTGAAATGGACGAAAGAAGCGGATTAGTAACAGATAAAATAATTAAGAAAAACGATGATTTTATTGACGCTTTGAAATATGCTGTTGAGCCAATAATTACACAAAAAGCATATGATGGAAGCGTTTTTGGAAAAGATTATATAAATACAGATTATTCAAGATATTATTAATTTTTATTTATGATTGGTTTGTAAACTTCATAAATAGTTTTGAATTTAAATAGCCTATTTAAATAATCATTAATATGTTTACAATTTTGAGCGTTATTTCTACATAAATGATTCAATTCATCTGCCACCTCGATTCCAGCCAACGGAAAATCTGGTAGATTATAAGATGGTCTATAAATCTTTGTCTCGCATGCGTTTAATATTGGAATCAAGATCAACATCGTTAATAGATGAAATTTTTTTAATAATCTCATCTTGAGCTTTATTAACTTTATCATTAGTTTCTAACTCTTTTTTTAATTCCTTTTTTTCTTTTATTAAGTTTAAATTTTTTCTTACTAAATAAAAAGCTAGAAATGCAAATATTATGCCAAGATATTGTCGAGTATAAGATATTATTAGTGAAATTCCTTTATATATATTAAACATTATTCTTTATCCCACAATTCTAATTCTACAGTTCTTCTTTTGACTAAACCTTTAGAAATCACCTTATTAACTTTTACAAATCCTATAATGGGATCAAACAATTCTTTTTTAGCTTTTTCTTTTAAAAACTCTTTTTTTCCATCAATATTTTTTGAAAACTTTTCACTTTCTTTTATATATTTAAACCCAAGACTTTTTGAAAATCTACCAATTCCAATATTGAATATTAAAGAGATTAAAGCTTCTATTTGATTTTGAGTTAAAACCCCATCTTTAGTTGTTTTTATTAATTTAGACAAAGCTATGAAAACTTTTTCAATGTCATTTATTAATAAACTTGTAGCATCTAATTCAGAAATACCGTTTTTATATTTAATTTTTTCTTCTTCCGATACTACATGCCCATACCCGATAGTTTCTTTTCCAGCTGGGCATTTATAAATTATTGGACTAAAACCCTCAAAATTTTTAATTAAAAGCAATAAAGAATTACTAAACTTCATTTGAATCGCTCATAAAACCGCTATTTGTACTTAACTCAGCAGAAAAATCTGGGCTAACATCTATATTTAATTGTTTTTTAGCTACACAAACTTTATTTAATTTTCTTTCTAATTGCCCAGAGGGCAGTATCGCATGTTTAAAATTATAAAAATCATCAATATTATTAATAGTTTTTAACAACTTGTTTAAACAATCGAAATTATATTGTATTTCTTTTAACTCTTTAAAATAACTATCATATTCTTCAATATTATGATTTTGATAATCGTTCAACATAAATAATGCAACAGATGCTTTTAAATATTTTTTGTTTAAATCGTCGTACGAATGATCCGCAGATTCTTTCAATAATTCATACATCAGAACCTTGAATCCTTCTATAATATAGCCTGGAAGAGGAAATTTTGGGTTTGGGTAATTTTTTTTATCAGATTTCCATGTTATAAGGTCGACTTCAGAAATCAAAGCATCAAAACAACTCAATGAATCTAAAACATCTTTAGAATCATGAAAAAAGAAGTTTGAACCATTTCCGTTTTTATAGAAATATAAATAAATTTTAGACATATACTATTTTTGCCCCATTTATTGCTTTTGTAGATCCTAAAGTTCCTGATTTCAACAATAAAGTACCAGCTTCTACTAAAATATCCGGAATACTTGCAGAATTTGGATTGGTAAAATCATTTCCATATATACCGCATGTAGCAGACATAGTCACACTCGTCGAAGTACTTACGCTTCCTTTTGTGTTGTTTACATTGTTTGCATATTTTATAGTGCAATTTGTAATAGTTGCATTATTTGACATAATAACAATATATCGACCCAATGACTCGGATAAGACGATTGTACTGTCTTGTAAAGACATATTATACCCACTGACAATTAAAGTACTGTAATTACTGGGTTTATATATATTTACAATTAAATTTATAAGTGTGTAACTATATTTGTAAAAAGCTAGAAGATGTGGAAATTGTCGAGTTTGAGTCAAATTGTTTGTAATAGTTAAATTATTTGCAATACATGTAATATCGCCATAGCTAGTATCTGTGCTAAAAATTTCTCCGAAATTTATAATTTCTGAATCTTGTATATCTAAAGCCAATTTAGCTGCTCTACAACGAATAAAAGAATAATTTTGATTTCCTCCGTTTACATTTCGAATAACGGCATTTTTAATGAAAACTTGATGTGAAGCACCTCCATTACTTTCAAAGTTAATAAAAGAGTAAGCATTCGAAAAACTTGCGCTCAAACTCGGAAAATTTACCTTCCAACTTCCAGTTAAATTAATATAGGCGGGGGTTAGAGTTTCGTTACTATTTTTATAAAATAAAAATATCGCCCTTTCGCTAAAAACTCCACCAGAAGAATCCAAGACTGGTTGCATGGTTATATTAGGATTTCCCTCTATTGTTATAAAAGCAGACCAATTATAATAATTTGGCGAAAGCCTACCCGCAAGACTCAATCCCATCCCGTTATAATTATCTCTAAACTTTATCAAAACTTTTCTCCCCCCCCCATTTCCATAATCTTTAATAAGAGTATCAAAGCAAGTTTGCAAAGTTCTATTGCTTTCCTTTTCTTCATCGGGTCCAACATATATTGTAATATCATATCCAGGAGGAGGATTATCTGGGTCAATTGGAGTTGGCAAATCAGGCTCTTGCATAGAAAACATATTCTTTATAAACTTTTCGCCGTCATAAATACCCATAATTGTTTCATTTGGTTGTAATGAAAAAGGAACTCCATCTCCATCTGGATCTGACAATTCTTTTAATCCAAGGTTATCAACATTTATATAAACCTTGCCATCACTCATATTTTCTTGGCTGTTTTCAATAATACCCGAAGTAAAAACAATAGACATTCCTTCGTAATATTTTTTTTTATAATATCCCGTTGCAGAAGTAAGAGTATATTGAGTATAATTTTGTTCTAGTTGCAAATCATATAATATCTGACCATTTGCTAGATATTCATTTGTATAGTTTCTGTCTATGTTTATTTGTATAAATGTTCCGTTTTTATATATAGCTTCATAAAAAGTATTTAATTGTAAAACCGAATTTTCAATTTCAAAAGTAATCGGATTTATAAAATTAGTTTTTAAATGGATATAAGAAAGATTACCAATTTTAATTTGTACTAGATCGGAAGAGTTGATAGGAGATAAAAATTGAACAATCATTCCCTCATAATATTGATCTAAATAAGCCCCATTTGAAGGGGTCAAAATAAGTTTGTTTGCTTCTTGAGAAGTAGCCACAAACCCATTTACAACAGTATTACCCAAACTTTTTACAATATTAGTTTTTGTAATTTTAAAATCTTCATTTTCAGAAGTTTTTCTTACATGAAATAATGTATCTTCTTCCAAAGAAATTGTTGCTTCTAAATCTGAAATTCGTTTATCTGCCATAATTTTATTCTACAATACTATTATCTTTTATTTTACGCCAATTGCTCCCGTCGCTAAAAACAACGCAACCTCCAGTATCTACATTTGATATATAAATCATACTTCCTGGGCCAAATCCCCTTGCTATATCATTAGGTGTGGGTTTTGTAGAATTTGTATATTGTTCTGGTCGATTGCATCTTTCAACTAAATAATTTCTAGCTGTTGTAATTTGATAAAATAGTTCATTAAGATCCCCTCTTTCTACTCCTTCATCAATATCAAATCCGTATACAACATTATTTGGCAAATTTGGATCGGTTTGTAAATTTTTTTTATTATAACCAGAAACAAAAACCCCAGAAGATATTTCTTTTGTTTGAAATTGTTTTATCTGAGCCCAAATTAGTAAATTCGTCGGTCTATCTGTCATAATATTTATATTAAAGAGTTAAACTTTCGTTCAAGATTCCACCTTTGAACTTAATTATTTGTCCATCCTGAGCTATAAAAGTGTCGGAAAGCGAAAGCCCTGATTCAATCTTTGTTTTTGTCCCAGATGTAACCATTAAATTATACCCTGAATTTTCAGAATCTACAATTATATTATCTTTATTATTTGTCTTTAATTGAAAATCAGCTAAGCTACTTTCAGCTAATTTAAATGGTTTTAAAGAAAAAACTTGCACCAATTCAACATTTTTTATACCCGCCAAACACAGTCTGTTAATTTGATTCTGTAAGTTTTTACCATCTTTTTTGCTAAAAAATTTAAGCCTTATTTTTCCAACATAAGATTCATTATATTCTACATCAGTAGCATTCATTATTAATTTTAATGCTATAATTAGAGTTTCAGTTTCTCCATTTTTACAATTTAAAATTATTTGAGAATATATACGTTTTCTATAATCTTCATCGTTTAATTCATATCGTTTAATTCCAACAATCTTTCCAATCTTATCTAATTGCAAACCAAATGCCTTTTCTAAATAACGTAAGCTATATAAATCATAAAAAGCATCTTCTAATTCTTGAATTTGTTTTGTAAAAACTTCTAATAAACTTCTCAAGTTTTTGCTGTTTCTAGCTCCTAAGGTCCCCTCTTTATATTGAGACATTAAATTCTTTTTAGCTAGTTCAATGTGATTTGAAATTTTTTCAATCATATTATCCAATGTTTAAAATAGTAATTTTATTTATATCTGTTTTTTGAACTTGTGATTTTTCAATTGATATATTTTGACTAGATAAAACTGGCTTTTGTTCTGTTAAAGATCCTCCGATCGATATTATAGCTACAGAAACTCCTGGAACACTATAAACAGAAGTAAAAAGAGATTGGTATAAAATATCATCTCCAACATTTAATTTAGAAATCTGAGATACAATATTATTTTTTATTATATTATCTCCATCAATCGGAAATAAATTTGCATCTTTCTGTATAGATATATCTGCATATATATAAAGCGGAATTGGTCTTGAAAATTTTACATTTTGTATGTTTCCTTCCGAATCTATAATTTGCACAGTAATATTCCCAAAAGTTTCAATACCAGCTCCTTTTGCATTCCAAATAGTTTTAGCTATTTCATCGTTATTTCCTCCGCTGACCAGACATTCAAAACTGTGAGGAGGTAATAAATCAACAATAGAATCAGTTGCGTTTTCTAAAACAAAAACAGAGGTAACGCCTGTTAGATTTAATAATCTTGCCCTTATTGCGTCTATAGTTCCAGAGCCTATTAAGCTAATTGATAATTCTCTTCTAATTCTTAATTCTTCGTCTGTTTCAATGTTTCTTCCAATCTCGGGGGTAGTTTCATTTATTACAGAAATCCACCCAGCTACGGGGGTTTGTATGTTTATCAAAGAATTAATTGCTAAACTAATATAGCCAGAGTCGTTTGCAATAAACTCGCCTATAGAGCTTAGTTTTTCAATAAAAATATATTGAGAAATATATATCTCCATAGTTAATTCTATATTTGTACTTTTTATAAATAATTGATTGTTTAAATTAATGGCTTGAACATTTTGCAGTCCAAGATTTATAGCTGTAACTAAATTATTTATAATAATAGCTATTGTATCTCCTGCTTGTTTTATATATGAGAATTTTTGATTATTTATATATATAAAATATTCGAATGCATTTAATGCCAATGTAATATTTAAAGTAATATCGTAACAAGCTTCGTTAGTTAAAGAAATGTTTTCAGTTAATAAAAAAGTTGTATTGACATTATCTGCCGTAACTTGACTCCCGACAGGAATAAAAATCTGGTTTTTTCCAGTCAGTTTAGCTTTCGTTTTTGTCTTTGTGGCTTGTAATCTTTTTATTCCAAGGTAGCTACATATATAATCTAAACTCGCTCCAAAGGCGCTGTCTGGATACATTGAATTGTTTACATA